ACCGCTAGAGACGGCTGCGTTACCCATAGATCACTCTTGCCACCATTCTGAGACCAAGTCGTCGTTAGAGCACTAAAAGACGCATCAAGAGCCTTGCCAGTCTCTACACGGAAGAGCGTAGTGTCCAGCGAGGCACGGAAAGCACGAGCAGGAGAAGGAGCCATGTTCATCTGCACTTGGAAATTCTGAACACCAAAGAGACCAGTGCTGAGTTCATCCTGATCAGCAAACATGAACGGAGATAGCAGAAGCTTCTCTACAGAACTTACAACCGCATAAAACGTTAGAGTGCGAGCAGCAGCAGCGACATTTAGGTCTGCGGCAAGCTGAGGCTGGCCATTTACATACCGAACATTGCCAGCAGTCACAGGAGCAGCAATCGTGCCTACAGCAGGAGTCACACCAGTGTCATCCGTCGCAAAGTAGAAACCATTAAAGCCACCATTGGCTACCTCATCAGAATTCTTGGTCTCATCCCATAGAAGGAGAGGAGAATTCTTTACTATGCGAGAATCAGGGTATTTGGCATAACGATCCAACATCGTCGGGCAAGTGCGCTGGCGACGAGAATCCGCCAAGTCCGCTAGACGAAGCACCTGAGGGAGAACATCCTGCGTGTTCATAGTTACAGTCGCATCGTTAATCGTCGCAGACATCTGGTTCACGGCCTGATGAAGAGGAAAGGCCGCAGGGGCAATTAGACCAGTTAGAGGAGTGCCAGCGGGAATGTCAAGAGTGCCAGCCGTTAGAGCAACCGTAATTACAGCCACAGCGGTCGCCTGCCACTGAACAGCGCGGTCTACGAACACGTTCTCGGACGGCACCTGAACGTTGAACTGGCAAGAGGATGAGTCAGCAGTCTGAGCCTGAACGGATACGTTGGAAATAGAAGAAGCACCCTTCTCAACCGCAAACTTCGGCTTCTGCTGGATAATGCGAGGGTCGAACACGGAATACTTCGAAACTTCGCTAGCCATGTTTTGTTATTAAGAAAACAAATTTTTTTAAAAGAAACGACGATTACAAGACGAGCTTCTTCTTGAAAAGCAGACGGAATGACATCGACCCTTGGTTCGGAATAGTTAGTGAGATCAGTGAATTTGTTAGTCGGTTGCGCCAAAATAGTGAAACGTCCACATCCGAAATTCCTTCCTGTGAGGGCGACAAGGAAGAAAAAGTTAGCGTCTGGGGTTCGTATACTACAGAGCCTCGCCAGAAATCTGCTTTTGTAGCATTAATAGGAACTTCGATTAGAACCTTCTGGAAGGCTCCACCAGAAGAACTCTGACCACCAACGTTCGCAGTTCCAAATACAATTGGGTTTGCGGTTCCTTCGTTGCGAACAGGGATTTGGGTCGTCACAAGCACAATAGATGACACAGGTGACCAAATACTTCCAGTGCTTATGTAATCTTGGGGAAGTCTTACAAAGAATGCATTAGCAAGAGCAGCACCGCTAAATGGATTTGCTAACTGAACTATAGAAGACTTAGGCAGACTTCTCAAGGTATTTCCTACAGGTGTGGTTGCCTTTGCGTCTCCACTAGGCAAATCAATATTTAGGCCTGTGTCAAACACAACTTCTGGCAAGTAATATTCATCTGGACCACCATTAGGACCTCTTAAAGCATCATTCCACTTCTGCATTGGTCCATAATAGACAGATGAAAAGTTCGAAAGCAATAGTTCCAAGCAGGTATTCATTCCAACAAATGAATATTCTCCAGATTGGTAACCACCAGCTGCCGTATATGTAACAGAAAAGGGAGCAGGAAGAGGCGTGTCAACAGGAACCATACAGGTCTTTGAATCCTGATTGATTGAAAATAGGCCAGTAGTCTCGTCATATTCAATAAACGGACACTGAGTTCCAACTCCTGAATTTACAGTTTCCCATGCTGTATTTAAAGCCTTGTTTACAAGACTTACCCAATGCGTATAAGAATAGCAATAGTAAAACTCAGATTCTTGCTGGGTAGGCTGAGCCGTTACAGGGACTGGAATGTAAGAAGCCGTATTTTCAGGTTCCCATACAATGAAAGTAGGAGCAGAAAGAGCATAATCACTTCCATCATAAACACCTACCTGAACACTATAGATTGTCGTAGTAACATCTGAAGGATCATAATAGGTTGCTTGCCCAGAAGTTGGAATATAATTTCCATCTTCCAACTGACATCCAGATGGAGTATTGCAAGTGAATGTGTTTGTTGTTGAATTAAGACATACTCCATCAACAAGATTCAGAAATGAAGAATCAAATCCAAGAATCAAACTAATAATATTCTTATTTTTGAGACCATGTGAAGCACAAGTATACGTAACGATTGAAGTCAGAGGCAAATTGTTTGAATCACGGCTTGTAACAACTACAAGAGCAGCCGTAATGCTTTTCGTAAGTATAGGAGGACTCATTTGAGGAATAAATAGAGGAAGAGTCTTCTGGCATCCTCCTAGACTAAAGTTCTGAACTGATACCTCGTATTTTGAAGCATCAGGAACCAATGGTGTTTGACGTTGGTCTTGAAACACAACACTCGGATCCTCTTTTTGCTTACTAGTCGTTAGAGTATTGTTAATGACAGTTCCATTATAGTAAATGCGATCAGGTGCTGCCTGCTTTCCTTCGATCTCAACCTTTGAGAAACTCATTTACTACTTAACACTATAATTTTTATGGATTACTTACCAATCATGTTGAACGTAAAAGCACTAACAAAGGTATCAGGCGTTAATCCAGTTGACTCTACAAGCTTAATATATTCAGGCAAATGTAAGTTCTTAAAATATAATCTCGTTGTGCAATGCCTTCCACAAGTATTCATATTCATTCTGTCTTTCTGAAATGGGTATGCGTTCGATTTGACCTCGTAACTACTTGCGTTTAGTAGTTGTGTTAATTTCTTAGTCGACTGACCCAACTCCTTTAATTGTTCTTTAGATAACCATTTTGATTCTCCATCAGGTTTATAGTTGCCATAAGGATCAAAATACTCTATAATATTGGTGTCTCTATAATTCAATAAGCATACCCAATGGCCTGTAAAATGATTTTCTGTTAGGTATAGAAGCATAAGCCTTCCCTTGTCATCTAATACATCATCAATACTATTTGCTTTTAATAGGTCCGGATATGACACAATCTTTAATGTTGGAATCATTTTTTGGATGTCTGCCTCACTCAATGAATATGATTCAACATCAGGCATTTTCTTTTTCATCTGTAATGCTTCTGCTTGTTGAATTGCTCGCTTCAATTCAACAGGTTTACGTGAGAAAGGAACACCATTCAATTCCGTTCTGTAACCTTTCTTTCCTCCAAGTTGGTATGGTCTAATCAAAGGTACCATTTAATTTAAGGTTCGAAACAAATCCAGAATTGGTGACATGTCATAAGGCAATCATAGACTATATAAGACTATGTTTGACTTTAATTGGTTTGGTTATTAATTATAGTATGTCATCAAATCTGGATTTGTTTAAAAGTATTTTTTGCCACGACGACGACGGCCAAGACCAACCGCTGAATCAAACCTAGCAAGATCAGGATAGGGTCCACCTGCCTCAGCCTCACCTTCCTCACCACCAGGAGCGCCCCACACACTTTCAGGTTCTGCGGCAGCAGGAGGACGAGGACCAGGAATTAGAGGACCCGGCTGACTAGGTTGACCAAGTTCAATAGGAGAAACAGCCTCTATAGCAGCCTGACGTTCCTCACTAATAAATGATGGTTTAAAAAGTTCAAGTTGACGACCAATTAGACGAGAAGAAAGTTGAGACATGACCTGCTCACGAGCAGACAAAGGCTCGTAAATTACACGAGCAATTTCTTTTAGTGCTGCATCAATAACCTTTAGAGTCTCGTTTACTGAATCAAGACCACGAAGACGCTTTTCACGGCCTTCAAAAACAAAGCCCAACTCTTCACCAAGATTTGCTCCAGTATAAGACCGAGTCGTTTGAATCATCTTGCTAATAGCCTGTGCATATTTGGTTAGTTGAGAAGGCGTAATAGTTGCTCCAACCTTAATAAAAGCCTGTAGAAGTTTGTTTAGAGTCTCATTTAGACCACTAGAAAATGTTCCAGACGTAAATGCTGTAAAGGCAACCTGAAGCAGAGTGTCAATGTCTCTATAAGGAGTGACTTCGATCTGTCTAGGAGGACCAGCAGAGAAGTTGCCAGTCGCAATTGCCTCATATTCCTGCGCACGTTCCTTTAGACGTTTAGCAAGCCATTCCTGACCTTCTTTAGTATAAATACGACCTCCACACAATCCAGCCCCAGATGTTACATACTCCATAGGAGATCCATGGAAAACACCTTTAGGCACAGCCGAACGAGATGCCGGCCTGACATAACGCTGAGACCGTTCATTCATCTCGCCAAGTCCAAGCATACCTCTTTCCTTCTTCTTATTCACGCGAAGACGCTCATGAACCATACGATGAGCATGGTCTGCAGATAGAGCATGAGACTCGGTTTCAGCAGGAGGAAGCAAATCAAGACTTCTCACAGGCGCAGGCTTTAGGGGTTGCATTCCCTTACGATTCATGTGGTATGCCTGATCAGGAAAAATCCATGGCATTGCTGGCGTAGATTGGAAAGTCGGCATTTGTTTATTATTATGGATTTAAATTCTTTAATACAAACCATTGTCCTTCACATACTTTGAAGCCTGAGGAAGAGAAAGACCCTGCTCACGCATTACCTTCCTTACAATCGCACCACGAGCAGAAGGCTTCTTGCCACCAACACGTTTCTTGGGCACTACCTCACCACCCTCACATTTGAGAGGAAATCCACTACAATTAATGGGCTTCCGGCATAGGAGACCATCGTCAATCCATCCGGGCTTGCAAGACTGAAATGCTCCACCCAGCATAGGCTCCATCACCATAACCTTCCGGGCAGAACGCTTACGGCCACCAAGTCCAACGGGTTCGCTAGGTCCACCTCTCATTGCTGCTAATTGCGCAGCGCGAGCGAGATGTTGGACTGCATCACGGCTATGACGCAAGTCCATTCCTAGTGGTAGTAATTGCGCGGCACTCATAGCACCACCATGTGTTGCTCCAGGCATCATACTCCCATCAGGCATCATATGCATAGCCTTCTT